AGCCAACGTTTGAAGCACTGTTTGAATCTACGTACGGTGTTGCACCAAGTGGTGACTTCTACGATGCATACAAACTTGTTAAGAGTTGGAGAGATGCATTACAGAAAGCATTCTGGGTGAACAAGGGTAATCCGAACAGAGCGAAACTTGTTGCCGCATTGGACAAGATGATCAATGACCCGGCTTCGGTTGCTGTCATAGAGAAGAAAGTTGGACAGTACAAATGGAGAACAGGTGCAGAGGGTGATGCCGCAGTCAGAACACTGAAGTCATTCATTACACCAGGTGCGTTGAAAACACTCACTGACTTTGGAAAGAATCAGTTAGGTTACAATGCTGTGTACAAAGGAGAGCTGACAAAATAATGTACATACTGTTTACAGGGGCACCAGGATCGAAATGGAGTAGTGTTGTTAAAAACATCTACTGGAGTGATGACGTTGATCACACCGATTACTCAGAGGCTAGAACATATCGCCACGATGCTGATACCCCTGGACGCAGTCACCTAATGCACATTGGAGCCTACTGGGATCCGGGCATGGAGTTTGATGTGGACGAATGGGACAAACCATTCTCCGGCACAGGCAAGAGGATAGTGAAAGCACACACGTTCGCACACCAATTGGACAAGCTCAAAGACAAAGGCCATCCCATAGTGATGGTTTACAGGAACGACTTCGAATGTATCGAGTGGTGGAAACTGTGTGGCGAGTTTAACATTACCTATCCCAACTACCAACACTTCGAGGACCTAGACAAGATGTGGGAACACATACAGGCAGAGAACAAGGACACGATGCAGTTCATAAAGAACAACAAGGACAGAATTACAAAACCAACAAACAATGTTGAACTTTGTAAAAGTTTAAATATAGCACCGCCGAAAGGTGAACGTCAAACTCTACACAATTATGAAACTAAAGGAATACAGGTTTATGTCTACAAGTAATTGGGAAGATGCAAAAGCAATAAGCAACTATCACTTCAACAAGTGGCACCGGGACACGGACTGTGTTGAACACCTGGGCAAGTTCACGGGTGGTTGGCAGACAGAACTACAATCAGTGATAGAAGATGCTAAACCTCTCAACTGGGGCAACCGTAGGGAAGGCACAGGCAGAGAAAATGTCAATGTCAATGTGGAAGCAGAAGAGAATGATCTTAAGACAGCAGGCGCAGACCCCAAGATGACCATATACAGAGGACTGGCGGACTTCACCAAGTGCCCAGCACTGCAAAGGATGACAGACTTCTTTGCATTGACCACAACAAAATCTAAACTGCACATACAGTTCACGGGAGAGGTACTGAACATGCACATAGACAAACTGTATGACCTAGACGCAGATCCAAACAATGTTGTTCGTATCATGGTGATGTTGCAAGATTGGGAACCAGGACAATTCATAATGTATGGTAACGAACAGTTCGACAGATGGCGGACAGGTGACATACACAAGTTTGACTGGCAGAACCTACCACACTCAACAGCCAACTCCAGCAACAAGCCAAGGCCCATGTTGGTAATCACAGGTGTCATGTCTGACAAGACCAGAGACATACTATCGAAGCCAATCAAGAAAAAGATATAGACTTAATCAAACTTTTAATATATATTAAAGTATGAACAAGAAAATATTTGCACAACTGCTAGGATATAGCCAGAACGATCTTGACAAGGTAACACAACCTTACATACTGGAAACGTTTGGTGTTGAAGTAGCTCGTTGCGACACACTAGAACAATATGTTGAAGCGATTGATGTTGCCTGTCTACACAAATACTTTTCCAAGTATTGGGAAAATGACATAAAGAAATGGAAGTACTCTGGACTGGCACTAGTAGAAGAAGTCAACAGCCTGAAACCACGTGCTGTGCTTGATGTTGGATGTGGATACAATGAATTCCGAGGCAAGATAAACAACCTAATAGGAATAGATCCTTACAACGACAAAGCAGACCACGAAGTTGGCACACTGGAATACAGGACTGATCAAAAATTTGATGTGATCATGTGTTTGGGCTCTATCAACTTTGGTAGCAGGGACAAGATACTTGCAGAGATAGGCAGATGTGTGGACCTATTAGAAGACGGAGGCACAATGTTCTTCAGGGTCAACCCAGGTGTGCAACACAACAAACCTGAGGCCAAGTGGATAGAGTTCTTTGCTTGGAACGTACCTTTTATCATAGAATTATCAGAGATATTCAATCTAAAAGTGTTAGACATACGTGACGACAGCAATCAACGTAAGTATTTCATCTACAGGAAAGTAAAATAAGCATTGTTTCTAGTAGACTTATGCTAGAATTGTGCTACAATAAAGAGTAAATACCTATAATGCAAAAACATACTAGAAGTCTATTAGAAGAATTGAGCTCAATGCCTCTACACCGAGACAAGGAAGAGGTGGTTGAGAGCAGAGCCTCTCACATACTAGAGTCAGCGATAAGACTGATGACATACATCAGGGAGAACTTCGACCAGGAGACTGCATTCAAACTGGAGAAGAAGTTCAATTCAGCAATAAAGAACATGGACGCATCCAAGTTCTCGAAAGGTGTCGCTCGTATCAAAGAGAATCAAGACATCAAGAACAACGTACTTAAGATAAAAGACGGCGAATACAAAGAGGATTAATCATGTTGATAGAAGACGTCCTTACAGAATTCAAAAGGACTCACCTGGAACACATAGAGGACATCATAATCACAGATGGCTATGTGGGCGGACAGGCAGTCGTGGAATACTTTAGGGGACTACTGCTAACACTCAAAGGCACAAGCTCAGAGGCTATGAGTGTATCGGTCAAGTGGGACGGAGCACCTGCTGTGGTGTGTGGTACCAATCCAGACAACGGCCAGTTCTTCGTAGGCACCAAGGCGGTGTTTGCAAAAGCGGCCAAGATAAACTACACAAAGAAAGACATAGCAAAGAATCACGGTACGGACGAACTGGGACAGAAACTGTTGAAGTGCCTAGTGCATCTAAAGAAATTAAACATACAAGGCGTAGTGCAAGGTGACCTACTGTTCATAGATGATAGCATCACGAGGAAGAACATAGACGGCAAGCCTCACCTGACATTCACACCCAACACAATAACATACGCAGTGCCAGAAGGATCTGAACTATCCAAGCAGATAGACAGGGCCAAATTGGGAATCATATTCCATACAACATACGTAGGGGATTCATTGGCCAGCATGAACGCACAAGGTGGAGCAGACGTGACATCTTTCGCAAAGAGCAATGATGTGTTCTTTGACAATGCATCGTACAAGGATGTGTCGGGCAGTGCCAAGTTCACAGCAGATGAATCACAACAGTTCTACAACAGCATTGACAAACTGGAAACACTGTTAAACAGTGTACCAAGAGACCTATCCAGTGTGCTAGGACAGAACACAGACTTCGTACCCATGTTCCAGATGTACATAAACGCAATGGTCAAACAAGGTGAGTTGCCAAGCAACGTCAATCAATTCCTACTAGGATTTAAAAAGTTTTACGCAGACAGAATGCAACAACAGATATCCGGACTGAAAGCACAGAAGGCTCTACAGTTGAGACAGGACAAGATGAAACAGATGCCTTTGTTCTTATCCAAAGCCAAGAAACCTTTACAGGCCATGCTGACTTTCTACAAAGCAGTACAGTCAATGAAAGGCTTTGTTCTCAAGAAAATGAATCAAGCAATGGCAATAGGATCGTTCTCACAGACAGACAATGGACTGCAAGTAACTGAACCAGAAGGTTTTGTTGCTGTGGACAAGTCGGGCAATGCTGTCAAACTGGTAGATAGATTGGGATTCTCTAGAAGGAACTTAACGGCTATCAGCAAATTCAAGAAATAGATTCAACGTCTTATTAATTTCTAAACTTAACTTCTCCTTGTTGAACATGGTGTCATAGTTGTGCTGTCTCAATGCTTTGGTCTGCAGGTATATGTCCTGCCAATTCTTAGTTTTCAAATCCTTACACAGAGAAACAATCTTGTCAATCCTCTTGTCGGGATCCTGTTCTAGGTCATAACTCTCGTCGATGTAATTGCCAAACGTCTTGAAGCCTATCTCTTTCAACTGTTGTAGGTACAGGTAGTTGCCATGCACTACAAAGACATGCTGTGCCATTATAGGTTTCCATATCTTCTCTGTCATGAACACTTCGTAATCGTTGTCATTGGTCTCTGACACTATGGAACAGACTGTGTCGATGTATGGCAGTTCGTATATGTCTTGATCCTTGCCCCAACGTGGATAGTCCTCGGGCTCTATTCCAGGCAATTCATATTTCTTTTCTAACCTGACAGGATCAGCCAACATAGTGAAAGTGTATATGCTATTGTCCAACACAT